TGGGAACTCGTACCTTACAGCTTTGTTGCTGATTGGTTTGCAAACGTTGGTGATTTTATCGGTGCTCTGACTCCTTTCCTGTCGAAGAGTCCGAAGGGTAGCTGGATGACTCGGAAGCGCATCAAGACCGTTGAATTTCAGGTCTTGAGTAGCTTTCTTCAGTCGCCATCTACCTCGGTTTTGGAGAGATCGTCCTCCTGTTACAATCGGAGCGTTTATACAACTGTTACGCGCTCCCCAGGAGTATCCGGTCCTTCCATTGTGCTTAAGCCTCAGCCGTTCCCGGATGTCTTTACTGACCTCCGTACTGTTGATGCTTTTGCACTTGTTTCACAACAAATGGGTAGGCTGTTCAAGGGCTAATCGGTCCTTGCACCTATCCGACTTACTAAAGGAGTATCCTTATGTCTCTTACCATCAACGCAAAAACCTTTACCGCAGACCGATTTGGTCAAGACGTGGTTGGTTATGTTGGACCCGCGCATACATTGAGCGTACTGGACGATGTCCAGTTAGCTCGCGTGGCTCCCAAACCCACCACCGTCTTTAGCGGCGTAGGTCGTGCTTCGAGCAAGTTGACACGTACCATGACGCTGACCGGTGCGCTCACCCCTTCGGGGAACGCCATCGTGTCGATTAACGTCTCGGTACCAGTCGGCGCTGCCTCGGCCGATGTTGATGCGCTTCTGAACGATATGGGCTCTTTCTTGAGCTCGGCATCGTATAAGTCTCATGTTAAAGGTTTGCAGATCTCCTTCTAAAGGTGGTCCGCTTTTCTTGCCGTGAGATACTTGTACGCTGCTCTAGCGCTAGGGTTTTCTCTAGCGTTAGGCGTTCAGATTCCCAGTACATTTTGGGAATCGTCAACCATAATTGGAGATCGCAATGAACCCCAAAAGAAGGTCAACGATGTCGCACCAACTTCGCCAGACCGATCAAAACCTGTCTCAAAAGGCTTGGGAGAACTATACCCTTGTCATAGAGACAGTTTTGGAGGACTGTCCTGTTGCTGTTGCAAGTCCTATCCTTCACGCCCTAAGGCAGAAGGATTTCGTCTCGCTTCTACAACAGGCTGATACTTTAGGTGGAGCAGTGCATTCCACCGCGACAGATTCTTTTGTCGCGTATCAGTTATCCGCTCTCATCAAGAAGTACCCGTTTCCGGCTCCCGAGCTAAAGAAACAAGCTCGGGATTCGGCGACGCGTAAATTCCTTGCAGCAGAGAATCGCTGTAGGAAGTACAACTTGAAGTTCCACCGTCTTTCCTTGGGACGATGGGATGCCATGGCAGACATTCATAAACGAATGTCTGCTTTCATTTCGTATGTGATCGGATTTTCACCCGATTTACCTGCGATATATGGCGATTGCGGTTTCGGTCCTGGCGCGTCCGTTGGAGTACACGGTCAGAATACCAATCTAGCGAGGAAACTACTCTCGAAAGAATGGTCGTGTACCCCGTCAGCGCTTCCTTACGCCGTATCGGCCTTAGCTCAAGACCAGCATGTGTGGGAGATTTTAAATCCCACGCCTGCTCGTCCTGTCTGCTTTGACTACTCAGTATTCGCGAAAGCGGCTACTGAGAAGATACGGTTGGTACATAATAATAAAATCGTTTTCGTGCCAAAAACGACTTTGGTTGATAGAACCATAGCCGTCGAGCCACTATTAAACGGATACGTGCAGAAAGGCGTCGACATGTTTATGCGTCGACGCCTCAAGCGCGTAGGTCTTGATTTAACGGATCAAACCGTCAATCAAGAACTCGCCCGATTAGGTAGTTTACCCGATCAGGCAGACCCGTTTGTTACCATAGATTTATCATCAGCTTCCGACAGTTTATCGACGGAAATGGTGAAATTCCTCCTTCCTCCTGAATGGTTCGAATTTCTGAACTCGCTCAGGTCGAAAGAGTATGAACTTGATGGTGTAACTACACCGTATCACAAGTTCGTGTCTATGGGAAATGGCTTCTGCTTCCCTTTAGAGACGCTTATTTTCGCGTCTGTCTGTCATGTTGTCAATCCAGGTGACTTTATTGTCTATGGAGATGACATCATTGTAAGACAATCCGTTGCGTCCGAAGTGTTGCGTATTCTTCGTACGTTGGGATTCCGACAAAACTCTGATAAGACCTTTCTTTCCGGTCCGTTCAGAGAGTCGTGTGGGGCAGATTGGTTTGCAGGTCGAGATATTCGACCCCTAACGCTTGACTATCCTCTCGATTCTATTGAGAGTATTATCAAGTTTCATAACATGTCTTTGCGGAAGCCTTCTTGGGCTTCTTTCTTTGATAAGACGCGCGAGCGCCTTATCAGTTTGGTTCCTTTAGATGTCCGTCTATGCCGTCCCTTTGTTGGGACGCCAGATTCGGCCTTCGAGGTTCCTCACGACATGTTCATTTCCTCTCGCTTCGCCAAGTGGAGTCGTAAGACTCTTTCTTGGTCGTGGCTAGAGGTATGTCGACGTTCAGTCCGGGACACTGGACTTGAGTCGCATGAACGGTATGCAACCGCGTTAGTAATGAGCGCTCTAAAAGGTTCGCCTTCAGAGTGCCCGTTCGCATCACGTCGTAAGACGTCACGAACCGTACGACGAATGTCGTACGCGGGAGCCACTTCTTTGTGGCTCCCGCCATCGAGTCCCTTGCTGTAACTCGATGGTTTGATGACCGGCTACTCCCTACGTTGGTTTGTAGGGAGGGCCGGCACATCAGAGGGACCGTTTTATCAACGGTTTAGAGGATGAGTATTACTGCAGGGCATC